GTACGGCATAAACTGATGCAATATTATCGGCCATGATAGCCCTCCAAAAAAACTAAATATGTAGTGTTTCTCGGATAGCTTGTCCGTTGCCGGGGCCAAATCCTTGTGGGATACGCTCCCACCGCTCGGTCGTCTTTCCGACTGTCAGCGGGGTCTTGCGACTTGCCCGATCCTAAAAAAAGAGACCCGAGATCTCTCCCGGGTCTCAACGCCTTTCGGCTCTCTAGGAGATACGCACGAATGATACACACGCGCGTACCACACTAGCAACTACTCTGTAAATAGCTCCGGGTTCGCCATACGCTGCAACCGCATCATCTCCTCGATTGCACCCTGCCGAACCTTTTCGTCACGGTTCATGTAACGGCCCATGAACTCCTGATCAGCAAACATTCCAGCGATCTTGTTCTTCGCTGCCTGCGGGGTGAGCGCACCACCAGCGGTGCCCTCGGCGGCCACGAACGTGCCCTCCGCAAACGACGCACCGATCGAATGGAAGAGCTTCAGCATCGGCCCGGTGCCGATCGCTTCCTCGAGCCGCTCCAGAGAGTCGGCGTCGATACCGGCGTCTGCACCAAACTTCGCCACAGCCCGCTTGGCAAGCTCGACGTTCTGATCAGCCGCGGCACCCCACTCCCGGCGCAGGGCGGAGAAATCTTCCTCGGACTTCGACAGGAACGACTCGCGCTCCATCTCTATCCGCTTGCCGGACGTTTCGTTCCACCACTCGGCGAGCCCCTTGGCTTGCTTGCTTGTCAGCCCAAGCTCATGAAGGACGGGAGAGACCGCCTGCGCGAACGAGCCGTCATCCCCTTCCGGGACTGGCAGTTCGTACTTATCGGCACTCTCCGGGCGTCCTAGGCGGTTATAGACGGCACTCCAGCCCTCGGCATCGTCATCCGACTTGGGGGCGAGAATGGTGCGTCCAGCCTTGTCAGCGCCGAATACCTTCTCGAGGTTCTGGTAGGAGAGCAGCGCGTCGGCTGGCCCCTTCCATCCCTTGGCCTTGACTAGTTCACCCAGTTGACTAGCCGTGCCTTGGTCGATCCCTTCCGGCGCGTACCATGCGGGAGCCGCTGCCGGAGCAGTCGGGTTGCCTGCTGGTGCAGACCCTTGATCGTCACTCATCGATGAATTCCTCTTGCAGATTGGTCAAGGTCTTTTCGTCCAGTTGCAGCGCCTCGACAATGAGCTGCACCGTTTCTTGTCGGCCAACCATGCGACCGACCTCGAACATATCCGTCGCGCCCGTCTTATCCGCGGCGACCGGGGGTTTCCCGTAGCGGCTGAACCGCTTCAGATGCGCCAGAATGATCTGGCCGTCTTCGGACAATTTGTTGGTCTTGCCGTCGATGAGCGCCCGCTTGTAGGCACGGGAGCGGAACATCACTCGAGCGATTCTCGAGCGCATCACAGAGATCATGCTCGGCATCAGCGCTTCCTCAACCAAGTCAGATATTCAGCGCCTTCCTCTGGCTCCCACCAGACCTTGACCATATCGGGATGGTTGTCCGGCAACAGCGGGTTGATCGTTGTCAACCCGCAGGGCGAGAGCGCGTTATCGCGGAACCCTCGCTCCTTGGCGTAACGGTCGTACACCTTGTACGAGGCCACCTTCATCAAGTGCATCGTGATTCCCGAGATCGGGTCTTTCAGCACCGAGTAGGCGCTTTCGTGCTTATGGCCTGCGACGTAGATGTGATCGCGTGTTCCGAGCATTGCGGCCTTCATCGGGCCGTGAGCCGGATTCCAGATTGACGAGCCTGCGTGGTCGTGGCGGGCGTTCACACGCACCTCGCGCCCGTTCGGAAACTTCAGCGCTATGCGGGCCTCGGACGACTTGTACAACGTGCTTTGCTGTTTTGCGATCCACTTGATTGGGTCTCCAGATCCAGACCACATATCGTGATTACCGCCGATCATATACAACCACCGGCAGCGATCGATGAACCATTCGGCCAGACGCCAAGCCTGCGCGGCAGACGTTGCCTGCTCGCCGTAAAGCCTTGCTAGACGGCCCACCCAGTTGTTCGTAGTGTCTCCCACATTGCAAGCGAACAGCCCCTCGGTGCGATTGCAAAGATCGGTGTGTCGCTCGAGCGCCTCGATGTCGGTGCCGTCGTCGTCAACGTGCGGGTCGCCAAAATGTAACAGGCCGATCGGGCCGCCGATCTTGATGCGAATCGGGATGAGCTTTGACGCCTCTTCGTGTTCGCGCTTGTGTGCAAACTTGCGCTTGCGCTGCTCGATCAGCTCGTCGATTGATACGTCGTCGTCCGGCAGAGGCGTGAATTCAAACTCTTTCTCGACTGGCGTCTGACGTCCGGGCTGGTATGTCGATACTGGAATCGACGCACCCTGTGCCTTCATGCGCTTGAGGCGGTGCAGGAACGTGCGCTCATTGAGCCCCAGCTCCGCGGCTGCTACCGCCCGTATCCCATTGTGCTTGCGTAACGTCTCGAGTATCTGATCGTCCGTTGCCTTTGCGGCTACCACAGCATCACCTTTTGCGAGTTACTTTGATGCCGAGTTCCTTTCGGCGCTCTGCTGTCCGGGCATCGTCCCTAACAGCAGTCCATTCCAAATGCCCGTCAATGAGCCTGTATTGTTCTTTATGGGTGAGCGCGCAATCGCAGCACTCGGTGTAGGTGTATCCCTTTACGCGGTACCAGATTCCGTCGTACATCTGGACGACAGGTACATTCGCATCTCGTCTTGCCTTCGAGCCACCAGCCCGGGCAGAACTTTTCCGCCGCCTTTTGTCCACTTCATGAACTCCTGCGCAGCGCCCCAGAAGTCGCCGCGGTTATGTTTCATGCGCAATGAAGAGCGTTGCAGATTTCCGAGGCCCACGTTGAAAGAGAAGGAAACAAGGCTGTCGAACTGGCCTTGACGATCAGGAGCAACAGCGCAATATCGGGCCACGCCGCGCTCAAATCTCGCAAGGTCTTTAGCGAGTAGATCGTCCACTTCAGCCATAGACCAAACACGGTCGTCCTCGGGTTTTAACGGATAGTCCCGGCGCAGAGGAAAGTTGCCATTGTCTGCCGTTCTGACCACCGGCAACCGAGCCTGCTCCGGATACAGAACATGGCCGACTCCCACCGTCCACAACTTGGCGGGGCAAAGATACGGTCGCAGGCGTACTCCTTCGTGATGCTTGATCGCGGCGAGCGCCTGCTCGCTTATGTTCATTTCTTAAATGCTTGCGTCCCAAACCAAAATGCAATGATGCTCGAAAGGATCAACATTTCATCTTCGCCGAACACATTTTCCATAGCCACGGCAAACGGGATGCCGGTGCTATATGCGTACCATACACCAGTTGCATTCAAAACAACAAGTTCCAGCACAAAGATATAAGTCACTACAGGTCTAACCGAGGCCCGAAGATTGATGATCCATTGGCTGGCACCTTTGCCGATTTCCATGTCGTGGGCGTACAGGGCTGACCGCTCCTGCGCCTGTGTCTGCATGGCTACCTGCTCGGATTTGATCTCTTCAACCCGCTCCTGCGAGGCAAACCCCTTGGCCGCCATCTCGAGCTCTTTCTCCTTCTGGATGCGCAGGATTGAAAGCTCATGCGACTTGTCCTGCTTATCTTGGAAAAAGTCGAGGATCTTCGGGAGGCCGCCAGCAAGGAACGACAGGAAGGTCGAAAGCATTGTCATCATTTGGAAGCCCTCACCACATCGTCGCCCTTGGTTACGGTCACATGATCGCCTTCAACGTCAACACGCATCGGCATCTCTTTGCGATCGAGCTTGTCGAGTTTGGCAATCAATTCCTTAATCACCGCAAACTCCGGCTTTTCTTCCTTCTCCGTAGCCCCGGCTATGCCGTTAAGCATGGAGATCAGAGCGGTCAAAGAGGCACCGAGCAAGCCCATCACAGCGGCAATCTTGTCGCTATCCAACACAAGGCTGGAAGCAACGCCGATCACGACAATGACGGTTATGTATTTGAGGCCATCCTTACCAATAGCCTTGCCAGCTACGTCCTTGGCTGATGACTGCGCCTCAAGACGTTGCAGTTCGGCCTTTGCTTGCTCGCGTAACAACTCTATTTCTTCGCTCATTTGTCGGCCTTTTTGTTCAGCAAATCGAATAGGGTCTTCATCTTGTCCTCAAGGACAGCAACGC